TTAATCACTTCACCAAAGTAAATTAGACTAGCATCTGGTGTAGGACCTGTCATAACACTACTACAGCATTCTTCATTCGAGTCCGCTATTTGTGTTTGCGGAACTACGACATCCTCCATTGTTCGTGATACAACTTCTAATGATGCAGCGCCAAGAGGCCATGCCTTTAAATTACTCAAAGGTAATGATGTGGGCACGTTTAACTGAAAATCAGGCCCGGCACTAGCATAGACATTTATATACACGAAATTTATGGAGGGATCAGCAGCTCTATCAGGAACTGATAACTCATTAACAACTTCGATAGATAAATTACCATTATCTGTTACACTACTAAAGGTGGTGTTATGAATATGGTAATCAGTAACTCCAATCTGATTTACGGGCAGATAGTCTGACGCATTCACTCTTCTCCAGTGATCATACTGAGACCATTCTACTCGTATAGTAAAATCTTGGGTTTCTGATATATCTATTACATGTTGAAAATTTTTATTTGTAGCAAATCCCGTGAGTACAGTTGATGTGGGTTCATATACAATCCTTATTCTTCCCTTATGAAAAGGTGTACATACTACCTCAAAATGGTAGTCAATTGAACCACGCCAATACTCAAATGGAATGCTAGCAAATGTTATTCCTGGTAGTTCCATAGCAGAATCAGCTATTGTTGTTGTTACTGTAGTAGGCATAATCGGTCTTATAGGCCAATGAGCTATCCTAACTCCAGTATTATCAAACGTAGTGAAGTGGAATGTTCCTATATACGACTCACGACATGCGATTGACATAATTGTCATGTCATCTGTGCTATCTAAGCCGCAGTAGGTACCATCCACTGTTAATTCCTGCTTTGGGTCTACTGTTAATTTTACTGCTGGATCTCCTCCGAGACACACAGCAGTATTACCAAATGGATTTTGTTTCATCATACTGTTAGAATCGATTATAGGGGGTCGAGAAAATCCCCATAATCGTGCTATATTAGCCATAGCAGAAGATCCAATTTGTGTAGACTTAGCAAGTCTACCTATCAAATTAGAACCCATACTATTTGCAATAGCACCAGATACCTTTGCTACAGTAGTAGCTGGTCCACTCAGAATTCCACTCGCTTCATCTAATTCTGATTCTTCAGCTTGTGACAAAATGTCAGCAGAAGATGGTCCTGATAACTGGATATTTTCTATCCAACTGTACACTGATATTTCTACCTTATCAGTAGCAACAGCAAAATCATTGATATTTCGTAACTCATTAATAACCTGGAATGTTAAACGCCCAGGAGTACGAGTTCCGGTTGATGCGGAAGTCAAATCCAGCCAGTCTGAAATCCAAACGAATGGTAACTCCATTTCTTGTGAGAAATTATGTGATGTACCAAAACGAACACCAGGACATTGAGATCCTGATGTATATACACTCCTAACTTGTTGCGTATTTAATGAAAACAAAGGTTCATAGTACATAGCGACTGTACCATAATAAAACTTGTTTGAATTAATAACAACTCGAATGTGCATATTACCTCGAAAATTTCTATAAGACTGGAGTTTGTTTTGAATAGGTGAATCTGACAGCCATGATGCCCACGGATCTATTACTAATAATTTATCTAATGGAGCATCAGTGCCCTTCCATTCAATAGACGCTATCTTAAGAGGGCGTCTAAAAAATTCACTCAATTCAGACATTGGTTGGATTGAACACAATAGTCCATCCTGACTTCCTTTCGGGTA